CCCCAGGTGCTGTGGGTCAACATGACGTACCCGAACATCGAGATGTACGTTTACCCGGTGCCGACGAAGGTGCTGGAGTTCCACATCGTCTCGGTCCAGCCGCTGTCGCAGCCGGCCAATCTGGCCACCGACCTGACCTTCCCGCCGGGCTACCTGCGCGCCTTCCGCTACAATCTGGCCTGCGAGATGGCGCCGGAGTTCGGCGTTGAACCGTCCTTCCAGGTGTCGCGCATCGCCATGACGTCGAAGCGCAACCTCAAGCGGATCAACAACCCCGATGACGTGATGGCGCTGCCCTACAGCATCGTGGGCACTCGACAGAGGTTTAATATCTTTGCAGGTAACTACTAGGTATGTTTAACCCATGAAGACGCCGATCCTCGGCAGCACCTACGTCGCCCGCAGCGTCAACGCCGCGGACAGCCGCATGGTGAACCTGTTCCCCGAGATCGTGCCCGAGGCGGGCAAAGAACCCGCGTTCCTCCAGCGTGCGCCTGGCCTGCGGCTGTTGACGACGGTCGGGATCGGCCCCATCCGCGGCATGTGGCAAATGGGCGCCTTCGGCTACGTCGTGTCGAACAACGTGCTGTTTCGCGTCGATACGAGCTGGAATGCCACCGCACTCGGCATCGTGGGCAACACCGGCCCGGTGTCGATGTCCGACAACGGCACGCAGATTTTTATCGCCGCCAACGGCCCCAGCTACATCTACAATACGCAAACCAACGTCTTCCAGCAGATCACCGACATCGACTTTCCTGGCGCGCTGACCGTCGGCTACCTCGACGGCTACTTCGTGTTCAACGAACCGAACAGCCAGAAGATCTGGGTGACGAGCCTGCTGGAAGGCACGCAGGTCGATCCGCTCGACTTCGCCAGCGCCGAAGGCTCGCCCGACGGCCTTGTCTCGCTGATCGTCAGCAACCGCGAGGTCTGGCTGTTCGGCACCAACTCGACCGAGGTCTGGTACAACGCTGGCACGGCCGACTTCCCGCTCCAGCGCATCCAGGGCGCCTTCAACGAGGTGGGCTGCGCCGCCGCCTTCTCTGTCGCCAAGATGGACAACAGTGTCTTCTGGCTGGGGTCGGACGCCCGCGGTCGCGGCATCGTCTACCGCACCAACGGCTACCAAGCTGTCCGCATCTCGACCCACGCCGTCGAGTGGCAGATCCAGCAGTACGGCACCTTCTCGGACGCGATTGCCTACACCTACCAGCAGGATGGCCACTCGTTTTATGTGCTGACCTTCCCCACCGCCAACGCCACCTGGGTCTACGACATCGCCACCGGCGCGTGGCACGAGCGCGCGGGGTGGGTCTACAACTATTTCACCCGCCACCGCAGCAACTGCCAGATGGCCTTCAACAACGAGGTCGTCGCCGGCGACTACCAGAACGGCAAGCTGTACGCCTTCGACCTCGACGTCTACGCCGACGACGACCAGATCCAGCGGTGGCTGCGCTCCTGGCGCGCCCTGCCGACCCGCACCAACACGCTCAAGCGCACGGCGCACTACAGCTTGCAGCTCGACTGCGAGACGGGCGTGGGGCTGAACACCGGCCAGGGCAGCAACCCGCAGGTCATGCTGCGCTGGTCGGACGATGGTGGCCACACTTGGTCGAATGAGCATTGGAAGTCGATGGGGCGGATCGGCCGCTTCGGTTTCCGCACCATCTGGCGGCGTCTCGGCATGACGCTGGAGATCCGCGACCGGGTGTACGAAATCTCCGGCACGGATCCGGTGAAGATCGCCATTATGGGCGCCGAATTGGCGATCCGCCCGACCAATGGCTAGTGTTCTCAACGTCACCAACCTCCCGGCGCCGCGTGTCCCTGTCCTCGACGCTAACACGGGGCTGATGAGCCGTGAGTGGTATCGCTTCTTCTTCAACCTGTTCGTCCTGACGGGCAGCGGCTCCAACACCGAGTCGCTCCAGGACTTGCAGGTCGGACCGCCGGGCGCTGACCCCACCGTCTTCCTTGACGCCCTTCAAGATGCGGCCCTGAGCCCGTCCGGCGGCTACAGCAATGACACCGACGCCGTGCTGCGCGAGGCCATCGAGGGCTTGGCCTCCGCGCCGCCTCGCATTGATGTAGTGCCTGGCTGGAACATCCAGCCGCGGAACGTCGTTGTGGGCGCCTCGCCCTTCACGATCCAGAACACGACGGGCAACCCGGTGGACATCATCGTGTCGGGCGGCACCGTGTCGGCCATCGCCTTCTCCCGAGACAACGTAACTTTCTATGGTGTTGGCTCGACCGCAGGGGTATTTTGGCTGTCGCCATACGACTATCTGCGTGTAACCTATACCGTTGCACCCACGATAACCCTTGTGCCGAGGTAGATCATGGCCGTTGTCATCTCTCTTTTTGCCGGGGCGGGGGCGCAGTTCTTCGACAGCAATGGCGACCCGCTGTCTGGCGGGCTGATCTACACCTACGCCGCCGGCACCACGACGCCGCGGGTGACGTACACCTCCTCGACGGGCACGATCCCTCACGCCAACCCCATTGTTCTGGACGCCGCCGGGCGCGTGAACGAGATCTGGCTGGACAGCGGTCTGAGCTACAAGTTCGTGCTTCAGTCGTCGCTGGGCGTCACCATCGCCACCTACGACAACATCTATGGCCCCGCCGCGGTCTTCTCGCCCGTCATCGACGGCGACCTGACCGTCAACGGCAGCGCCTATGTCAGCAACCGCATCGGCATCGGCACCACGTCGCCTGCGGTCAAGCTCGACATCAACTCGACTGACGCGGTGCGGATGCCCGTGGGGACCACCGCAGAGCGCCCAACTGGCGCCACGGGCTACCTGCGGTTCAACACTACGCTCAGTCGGTTTGAGGGTTACAGCGGCACGGCCTGGGGTACGATTGGCGGCGGCGCTACCGGCGGCGGCACGGATCAGATGTTCTATCTGAACGGTCAGAACGTCACGACCAATTACACTATCCCGAGCGGCCAGAACGCGGGTACATTCGGGCCGATTACGGTTAACACCGGGATCACGGTGACCGTACCCTCTGGCAGCACTTGGACTATTACGTAATGGAAAAGCAGATACCCGGTTTTTCCGACTATCTTGTTCATTCTGACGGCTATGTGGTTAGCTGCAAGAACGGCAAGCGTCGTCGGTTAACAGGCGGCGTCACCAGCCGCGGATACCCGCAGGTAACTCTGCGCCAAAACGGCGTTCAAGTTTCAAAGCATGTTCACAGGCTTGTGGCGGAACATTTTTGCGAACAACCAGATGGCGCCGATCAAGTCAACCACAAAGACGGCGACAAAACAAACAACACTGCCGATAATCTTGAGTGGACCACTGCAAGGCAGAACATGTTTCATTCCGTTAAAAGCGGATTGTGGACTGCACCTACGCAAGATCACTACCGGCGTATGCGGGTTAGCGCCGGTCAACGGCGGGCTCTTTTCACCGCTGAAGAAGCCAGCGAAATTATGGAAATGAAGTCGGCCCTTGGGCTATCTTCATACGACCTTGCGGCCATCGTGGGATGTAACCCAACCACGATTAAGCGGATCGCCAACGGAACTCAGACCGTCTTCAAGGATGGTGCAGTATGCCCGTGAAGATCAACTCCTCCGGCGGCGGTAGCGTCACGCTGTCGTCTGGCGGCATTGCGACGGACGTCACCGCGACCTTTCCGGCCACCACCGGCAACGCCGTGGTGGACACCGCCGTCCAGACGCTGACCAACAAGACGCTGACCAGCCCGACGATTACCGGCGCCGTCGTGTCGTCGATGGCCAGCAGCGTTCTGACGCTTGGGACCGCTCAGGCGTCCACCAGCGGCACCAGCATCGACTTTACTGGCCTTCCCTCCTGGGTTCGCCGGGTGACGGTGTTTTTTAATGGCGTCAGCACAAACGGAACTAGCAATCCTATTATTCAGCTTGGCGATAGCGGAGGAATTGAAACTACCGGGTATACCTCCGTTGGTACTTTTCTTGGCTCGGGCGTAGGAAGTTCCACTTACACGACTGGTTTTGGCTTTAACAGCGCGGGCGCCGCCAACGTGTTAAGTGGCTACACCATAATTTCTTTGGCTGGCGCCAACACTTTTATGGCGGTAGGTAGTTGCGCCGGCTCCGGCGGTGGTGCGGGTTTTGTCTACAGCACGTCGGGGATTAAGACCCTGTCTGACATTCTGGATCGCATCCGCATCACGACCGTCAACGGCACCGACGTCTTCGACGCCGGCAGCATCAACATCGTGTGGGAGTGAGATAGGCCATGCCCATCATCATCTCCGGCTCCAACGGCATCTCGGGCGTAGACGGCACCGCCGCAGCGCCGGCCGTCCAGGGCGCTGACAACAACACCGGGATGTTCTTCCCCGCGGCTGACCAGATTGCTTTTGCGGAAGGCGGCGTCGAGGCGATGCGCCTGGATGCGTCTGGCCGCGTCGGCATCGGCACGACGACGCCGACCAGCTTGCTTACGGTGAACGGCGACTTGGCGTTTAACAGCGGCTACGGCTCGGCTGCGGTGGCCTACGGCTGTCGCGCTTGGGTGAACTTCAACGGGACTGGCACCGTCGCCATCCGCGCGTCTGCAAACGTCAGCAGCATTACGGACAACGGCACGGGCGACTATACGACGAACTTTACCGCAGCGATGCCGGACGGAAACTATGGCGTAGCCTTGGCTTGCAGGAACGACATTGTTTCTGGCGACTTGGCGATAAACGTCAAAGAGGCCACCACGCCAAGCACGTCCGCCATAAGAACTCAATGCTCAAGAACGGCCGCCGGAAACACTGACAGTGCATTTGTCTATGTTGTCATCTTTCGCTGATAGGAGCAGAACATGACCGATCAGCGCGTTATCTACCCGACGGATGAAGGCGGCGTCGCTGTCATCGTCCCGGCGCCTGAGTGCGGCCTGACCATTGAGCAGATCGCTGCTAAGGACGTGCCGGCCGGCAAGCCCTGGCGGATCGTCAGCGTGAGCGACATCCCGGCTGACCGGACCTTCCGCGCTGCGTGGGAGTACGTCTCTTGATCCGCATCAACACCGACAAGGC